GTCTGGGGCTATCGTCCTGGAGAAACTGAGGAAAAGAAGTACCGCAAGATGCCGCATTATGCGGATGGCGGTCGGCGCTTCAGTGACCAGGGTAGCGACAAGGATCGTAAGCGACTGGTGACATTGGTCGACGCGGTGGCTGCAGTATCGCGTGGCGATTTCGATGGTGTTGGTTTCGCCTTCCTGCCCGATGATGGTCTGATCGGTATCGACCTGGACGGCATGATCGATCCCGAGACAGGCGAGATCTCGGAGCGCTGCGAGGCGATCATCGATGCCTGTGATAGCTACACCGAGTTGAGCCCGTCTGGCAAGGGTGTGCATATATTCTGCGCGCAGGAACATGCCGAAGGCCTGCGTACTTTCAAGTCGAACAAGGTCGGCGTCGAGGTCTTCATCGGTGCCCAGTTCTTCACCTTCACCGGCCGGGTCTGGCCAGGCGCATCACTCGCCATCAACCCTATGCCACCGCGCACGCTGGCCCGGCTGAAAGCGACCGTCGAGGCGGGCAAGGTAAAGCCGGCTGCGGCTTCCGAAGACCCGCCTGCGCCCGCTAATATTCCAGCCAGTCCGGATGGTTTTCAGCGCAGCCTGGCTCAAACCGTGGCCCTGGCCGAAGAGGCGCTGACTTTCATTGACCCGTCTGATTACGAGGAATGGATAGCCATAGGGCAAGCCTGCCGGGCGAGCCTTGGAGCCGCCGGTTATGCCCTGTGGGATGCGTGGTCGTCCAGGGCGCCCAACTACGCCGGCGCCGCCGATACGGAAAAGCGCTGGAAGACGTTCAAGGGTGAAATGACCAGCGTCGGCGCCATCTTTAAGAAGGCCGAAGCAGCGGGCTGGGAAAGCCCCTGGTTGAAAGCGAAGAAGCGCAAGGCCACGAGGCCTGCCCGGAAAGCGCCGGCCGCGAAAAATGCTCCCGCGGGGGACGGGGCTCCTTCCGATGATCCTCCTCCGGAATTCGGAGAAGTTCCGCCTGACCATAACTGGGAACGCGACCTGATCAGCAAAAAGGGCGAGCTGTCGAGTTGTCTGGCCAATGCGGAGCTGATCTTGTCGCATGCCCACGCCTGGACGGATGTGATCGCCTATGACGAATTCTCGGAACGAACGGTATTTCGAAAACCGCTGCCGTTCGATCCGAATGGGCCGGCAGCAGGGGAGTGGTCAGATCACCTCGATGTTAAGGCAACGATCTGGATGCAGCGCACCTGGCGTGTTGAGTTTTCGCCGATGACGGTCGGCAAGGCCGTCGAATCGATGGCCCGTGACCGAAAGTATCACCCGGTCCGTGAGGCGCTGGCCAAGCTCGCACCATGGGACGGCATATCGCGCAATGGTGATTGGCTGAGCGATTTTCTGGGCGTGGTTAAGACTGAATACACGCAGCTGGTCGGCAAGTTCTTTCTACGCGGCATGATTCAGCGCGTCATGCGGCCCGGCTGCAAGTTTGACTACGCCCTGGTGCTCGAGGGTGAGCAGGGCAGGGGGAAATCAACTGTTGCCCGGCTTCTGGCCTGGCACTGGTTCTGCGATACCGACCTCGACCTGTCAAACAAAGATTCTCTTCTGGCCTTGCCGGGGCATTGGGTCTATGAGATCGCGGAGCTGGGCTCGCTCATGAAGGCTGAGGAGCGCAAACAAAAGTCATTCCTCAGCCGGCAAGAGGATGAATTCCGCCCACCCTATGGCCAGCGCCTGATCAAGGTACCGCGCCAAAACGTCTTCATCGGGACCACCAACGATGAGGAATACCTCAAGGATGCGACCGGCGGGCGCCGTTTCTGGCCGATCATGTGCGGCGATGAGTTCAATCTAGACGGCTTGCGGGATGCCTTGCCGCAGATGTACGCCGAGGCGCTGGCTGATTTTCAGGCCGGGGAGAAGGCCTACCCCTCACCGGAGGAACAAAAGCGCCTATTCACGCCGGAACAGGCCAAACGCGGCATGCAGGAGCCCTTCGAGGACATTCTGCTCGATTGGGTGAAAACCCGCATGGTGCCGTTCTCAATGGCGGAGGCGGCGCGTGACGGTCTCAACCTGACTGCCGACAAGCTGACCCCGGCCATCGTTACACGGCTCGGTATCGTCCTCAAGAAGCTCGGCTGCGGCCGAAAGGAACAACGTCTAGCGGCTGACCCCGGCGAACGACGCCTGTACCTTTCGCCCCAGATGATGGCGCTTGAGATGCGTGGCACGGTTCCTGCAAAGGAGGAGGTGGACCATGGCTACATCTAGCCCGATATGTCGCCTGGAACTTCCCGGCATGATCTTCCTCCCGCTTCCCAACCTTCCCAACCTTCCCAACCTGTGTTCCGATGTTGGGAAGTTGAAAGCCTTTCAGCACAAGGGAGTTCCCAACCTTCCCAACGTTCCCAACCTCCGCTCCCGTGTGCACGGACGCACACACCCACGCGTGTACGTGCACGCGCATGATGACCATGAAAAAAGGTTGGGAAGGTTGGGAAGGTTGGGAAGAAGCAGGCAGGACAAGGAACGGATGTTCCCAACCTCAAAAACTAGGTTGGGAAGGTTGGGAACATGGCGATGAGCGAACTCGACTCACTTCGCGATCAGATGCGCACCGATCTCAACCGGATCGTTTCCGCTCGCCTGGCCAATGGCGAATGGACCAAAGCCGATGCCGATGAAGTCGGCGAGGCAATCCGTGCGACGCTCAATTCGGGTGATCGTCTGCTGATCAGCCAGTGGGCCGGCTGGTGCAAGACAACGGCTGCTACTTACCACGTCCCGATGCCCATCCCGCAGATTCGCCCGGCACACGTCTGTACGACCTGCGCTCACCTGACGCGCGTCGGCAAGTCCGATCCCGGCTACTGCGCCCAGCCTATCGACACCCCCTTTGCCTATTGCCCGGGCAATCATCTACGCCGCCTTCCCGATGATCGGGGATCAGCCTGTCAATACTGGAATCCATAATGTCCATCAACGTCAAAGTCGATACATCTGCTCTCGCTGCTATGCAGGCTCGCCGGCGCGGGTTGTCTGACAGCAAGATCAAGACGGCTATAGCATCTGCTTTGAACTCTGCAGCATATGTCGGGGCCCAGGCAACTAAAGCAGAGATGGCATCAGTGTTCGATCGCCCCACGCCCTGGGTGATGGGGTCGGTCCGCTATGCCAAGGCCAGTCTCGACAAGCTGAGTGCAACCATTGACTTCGATCGATGGGGAAACAAGACTGGTGTCTCGGTCGATCAGGTTTTGAATGCCGAGATCTTTGGTGGAAACCGTCATCTCAAACGATTCGAGAAAGCACTGAACAGGATGGGGATCCTGCCAGCCGGTATGTTCTGTGTGCCCACTATTGCAGCACAGATAGACCCTTACGGTAACCTCAAGGGAAGTCAGATCGTCCAGATACTGGCATGGTTCAACGCCATGGGCGAACAGGGCTACAAAGCTAATATGACTGATCGAACGCGGACACGCCTTGGCAAAGACAAGCGCAATGGTCAACGTGGATTCGCCTACTTCGCCCTGGTCAAGCCACACGGAAAACTCAAGGCCGGTATTTACCAGCGTTTCACTCTGGCCCATGGCAGCTCGATAAAACCGATCATCCTCTTTGTCCATTCCCCGTCTTACCGTCGCCGTCTCGACTTCTATGGTGTTGGCGAACGTGAAGCCCTTAAAGAATTCAAGCATGCGTTCGGCCAGTACCTCGACCAGATGCTCCAGGAGCGTGGCCTATGATCTCGACGCCTCACCCCATCGACCCGTCACGGGTCCTCCCGGAACCATCGGAACACGGGACATTCGCACCTCGTTTTTGTGCTAGTGGGTGGGGTTTCGTCGGGGTAGTCGTTCGGGTTGTCGATTGGTCTGATCGGGTGTCAAAGTGAGTCGTCAGTTGATGGGGTACCGCGAATACGCCCGCCATCGCGAAACACACGGCCTGCCTGGAATTACCTTGCGCGCCGTCCAGAAGGCAATCGAGTCCGGTCGGATTACGACCATCCTAGATGAAAAAGGCAGGGCGAAGATTGATCCCGAGGTGGCTGACATTCAATGGGACAGCAATACGGATCCGGACCAGTCTGCCCGTGCCAATGCCGGACGCGAAACGGCTGCGCCAAAAAGCGGCGATCAAGCCTCCGGCGGGAAGCGCGAAGAGGGCAACCGTTATTGGGACGCGAAAACAGAGCGCGAGATCGTTGAGCTCAATCGGGCTCGGCTGGCGCTTGCCAAAGACTCAGGCCAACTGGTCGACAAGGATGAAGTGCGTCGAGCTGGCTATGACAGTGGTCGTCAATTGCGAGACATGATCCTTTCTATCCCCTCGCGCATGGCGTCGGAACTAGCTGCGCAAGGGGATGCTCGCGCGATCGAAGCAAGGATGAGCGAAGAACTGCGCAAGGTTCTCGATGCGCTGTCTCAGCTAGCGCAAGCCGGCTTCTCAAAGGCGTCTGACTAATGGACAACCAGATTGCCGACGGCTACCAGATCTACATGGACGGCTTCTCTGCTGGCGTCCAGCCGGATCCTTCCATGCTCGTCGACGAATGGTCTGACCGTTACATGGTCATCCCGAAAAAATCAGGCGCCGCCGAATCCGGCCCCTATCGTACCGATCGCACGCCCTATGCTCGCGATGTCATGCGCTGCCTGTCACCTGGCCACCCATGCCGGCGCGTCATCGTCAAAGGCGCATCGCAGCTGCTCAAGACGCAGGTCGGGCTCAACTGGATCGCTGCCAGCATTCACCAGGCGCCGGCCAACATACTCACACTGTTGCCTACCTTGGGCATTGCCAAGCGCGTTTCCTCCCGTATTGCCGAAACGATCAAGGCCATTCCGGAGCTTCGCGAGCGCGTCGCCGAGCCGCGATCGCGCGACAGCAAAAACACGGCTGATACTAAAGAATTCGACGGCGGGACGCTCTACATCACAACCGCCGGCAGCGCCTCGAATCTCGCCGAAATTCCCGCCCGATACGTCTATGGCGACGAAATCGACCGCTGGGATACCTCGGTCGACGGCGAAGGCGATCCCGTCGAGCTCGCTGAGGCCCGGACCAGCACTTTCGAATACCAGGCCAAAATATACTTTTCCAGCTCGCCCACGCTCTTTGGTGCCAGTCGGATCCAGATCCTCTACGAAGAAGGCGACCAGCGCCGGTACCACGTCCCCTGCCCGCATTGTGATCATTACCATATCATCGAGTGGGAACGCATCAAGTACGATGCCGCCCTTACTGTTGCCTGGTCCGTTTGTCCCGAGTGTGGTGGCGAGATCCAGGAGCACGAAAAATCCAACATGCTCCCACGTGGCGTGTGGATCGCCCAAACTGAAGGCGATGGCGGACGTACAGTCAGCTTTGAACTCTCGGCCCTCAATGCGCCCCTCGGCTGGGTATCCTGGCTCTCGCTTGCCAAGCAATACGAAAAGGCCAAGGCCGCGCTCGCCCGGGGTGATCAGGAGGCCATGCAGGTTTTCTACAACACCCGCCTGGCGCGGGTATGGAACCCCAGCGAAGAAAGCGCCAAATCCGATCAGCTCAAGGCGCGTGCCGAAGATTTCCGCTTGCGTACCATTCCCGCGGCCTGCCTCGTCCTTACATCCGCCGTCGACGTCCAGCCGAATCGCCTCGAGCTGGATATCATCGGCTGGGGCGAAGGCATGGAGCGCTGGACGATCGACCATCAAGTCATCTGGGGATCGCCCGCCGAAGATGCCGTCTGGCGCGATCTCGATGGCATCCTAGGCGAATACCTGCCGCACCCCTCCGGCACGCCCTTGCCAATCAGCGCAACCTGTATCGACTCCGGCGGAGCCAATACTCAGGATGTGTACAACTACTGCCGCCTGCGCCGAAACCGGAAGATACTGGCCATCAAGGGCGCCTCACGTCCAGGGCGGCCGATCATCGCCAACAAGCCCAGCAAAATGGACGTCAATTTCCGCGGCCGCTCGGATCCGCGCGGTGTCGAACTCTGGTTCATTGGTACCGATACCGCCAAAGACTGGTTGGCCAGCCGCTGGAATCTCGAAACCGGTCCCGGCGCCATCCATTTCTCCAAGGATCTGCCGGACGAGTACTACAAGCAGCTAACGGCCGAACGACGTCTGACCCGTTATCGCAAAGGCCATCGCATCAGCGAATGGGTAAAAAACAAAGCCGACCGCAACGAAGCCCTCGATACATCCGTCTATAACCTGGCTGCTGCCTATTTTCTCGGCCTCCATCGCAAGACCCCGCAAGACTGGGCAACCCTGCGCCGCCGTGTCATCCCGGCCATCACGGATCTGTTCGCCTCACCAGTGCACACGTCTGTCACAGATGCAACACCCACAACAACGCCCACAACACCGCCCGTCGACCGTCCGCCGGTCTACGTCTCGCCGTCGTCCAGCTTAGCGCCTCCACCCCAAACGCCGGCGACCCCAAAAGCCCGACCGGAAAAACCGCTGGTCAGTGATGCCTGGAGTACTCGCTTATGACTATCAAGGATCGACTCGGCGAAAAGATCGCCGCCACCGAACTCCTCAACGAAATGTCCGTCATCGTTCGCGAGGAAATCGGCTTCACCGACCATTTCGCCGAACAGATCGCCGCTGCCCTCACGCGCGGCCTGCGACGTCGCCTTGGCGGGCAGGAAATCTATATCCCGGCCGAAGACAAAAGCACGCGGGACGAAAGCATACGGGCCGAATTCAACGGCAGAAACCGGGACCAGATCATGCACAAATACGGAATCAGCAAAAGCCGGCTTTATGAAATAGTCGGCCGCTCCTAGACGACAAATTCCGGTTTTATGGGAAGAAACCGGACAACCAAATCCCTACCATCGGGGGCATGTCTACTGCCTCCGACCTCCTCACCCTTTACCTTGCTGCCGAGAAAAAGATTCTCCTCGGGCAATCCACACAGCTCGGTGATCGTACGCTGACCCTCGCCAACCTCGCCGAAGTCCGCAAGGAACGCGAAAACCTCGAACGCCGCGTCGCCGCTGAAAACCGCAGCCAAATGGGCTTCGGTAGGGCCGGATTCAGCCAGGCGGATTTCTCGTGAACATTCTTGATCGGCTGGTCGCCTACGTCTCGCCGGAGAGCGCCTTTCGCCGCTCGCGTTTTCGCGCCCTCATGGCCGGCTATGAGTCATCCCGGCCCAGCACGTTGCGCAAATTCAGCCATGACCATTTCTCCGGCGATCTGCATGCCCGCAAGGAAGCCCGTGCTATTCGTGCCCAAGCTCGCCATCTCGATCGCAACCACGATCTGGCCCGCGGGGCGCTCAGCACGATGGTCAACAATATCGTCGGACCCAACGGTATCGCCATTGAACCGCAGCCGCGCTCCGTCTCCGGAGAAATCCTCGACGATGTAGCCCTGCAGCTCAGCAAGCTCTGGAAAGACTTCTGTCAAACGCCCGAAGTCACCTACATGCACAACATGGCCGCCTGCCAGCGCCTCATGTGCCGTACCTGGCTGCGCGATGGCGAATCCTTTGCCCAGCTCCTCGAAGGCAATGTCCCGCTGCTCGATCATCGCACCAAGGTGCCGCTATCCATCGAGCTGCTCGAGCCGGAACAAGTCCCTACTGAAGATGAACTATTCATCAAGGACGGGCAGGGCGGTATCGCCCGCAATGCCTGGGGGCAGGCCAAAGCCTATCGCGTTTTCAAGGTACATCCGGGTAACGGCTATCTCAACCTGATGAACTACATGACGCAATCGCAGGATATCCGGATCATTCCTGCCGAGCGCATGCTGCACCTCAAACTGATCGATCGCATCGGGCAGAGCCGCGGCGTTTCCATCTTCGCCAGCGTCATCACCCGCCTCGAGGATCTCAAGGATTACGAAGAATCCGAACGCATCGCTGCTAAGATCGCCGCCAGCATGGCCGCGTACATCAAGAAGGGTACGCCGGATCTGTACGACGGCAACAAGGATTCCAACGGTAATCCCATCGCCCGCTCGATGCGCTTCCAGCCCGGCATGATTTTCGACGATTTGGCCCCTGGTGAAGAAATCGGCACCATCGATACCAACCGCCCCAACGTCAATTTGCCGGCGCATCGCGATGGCCAGTTACGCGCCGCGGCAGCCGGTCTAGGTACCAGTCATTCAAGCCTGTCGCGCAACTACAACGGCACCTACAGTGCCCAGCGCCAGGAGCTCGTCGAGCAGTGGGTGCACTACGCCGTTCTCGCCGAAGCGTTTACGTCGCAGATCGTCGAGCCCTTGTGGAAACGATTCGTCGCTCTAGCTGAACTTTCCGGCCTGCTGAAACTGCCCGGCGAACTGGATCGCGACACACTGGATGACGCTCTGTTCATCTCCCAGCAAATGCCCTGGATCGATCCGAAGAAGGAAGCCGAAGGCCTGCAGCTCCTCGAGGAAAACAACTACATCAGCGGCCCGGAAATCATCCGCCGCCGTGGCGCCAACCCGCGCGATGTCGTCGATCAGCAAGCCAAGTGGGAGCGCATGAAAAAAGACGCAAACCTCGCGCCCAAGCCTTCCGCATCGCCTGTGTCCGTCATCCATCCAGACCCCAACTTACCGGAATCCCAACAATGAAACCCTGGTACACCATTCAGGCCCGCGCCGCTGCGAAAAGCGCCGATGTCTTCATTTACGGCGATATCGGCCAGAGCTGGTATGAAGAATCGGTCACCGCTGCCCAGTTCGTCGCCGATATCAAGGATCTCGACGTCAATACCTTGAACGTCCGCGTCAACTCCATCGGCGGCAGCGTGCCGGACGGCCTAGCCATCTTCAATGCCCTGCGCCGGCATAAGGCCAACGTCACTACCTGCAATGACGGCCAGGCGCTCTCCGTAGCCTCGCTCATTCTCATGGCTGGCGACACGATCGACATGGCCGATAACGCCATGCTTATGATCCACGCACCCTGGTGCGGTATCGCCGGGAATGCCCAGGAACTGCGCGATCGAGCCAACCTGCTTGACAAATGGGCCGCCGCCATGTCCACCGCCTATGTCCGCCCGGGCGGTATCAGCCAGGATGAAGCACTCGCCATCCTCACCTCGCGTGAAGACCACTGGTACACCGCCGCCGAAGCCAAGGATGCCGGCTTTATCGACAACATCGTCGCCGGCCTGCCGATTGCTGCCACCTACACCCAAAACCGTTTTGTCCCACCCGCTCGCCGGGTAAATCCACCCGCGGCAGCCGCCGCTCAACCTTCCGTAAAGGAAATTGCTATGCAAAACCGCACGACCCCGCCCGCGGCTGCCCCCAACGCCGCCACCCCGAACCAGACTACGCCGGCTCCCGTGGCGCCTAATGCAGCAGGCTCTGATGTATTCGATGCCTCGCTGGCCATCGATGTCGATGACGTCCGTGCCCAGGCCCTGCAACAGGAAGCCAGCCGCCGTAACCAAATCAAGGCTATCGCCAAGCCCTTCATGGCCCGTGCCGATATCGCCGCCGTCACCAACAACGCCCTGGATAATCCGGCCACCTCGGTCGAATCTTATCGGGCCCAGCTCCTGCAGCAGATCGGCCGCAATGCCGAACCGCTCGGCGGCGGTCTCGTCATGACCATCGAAGATGAGCACGACAAGTTCCGCGCCGCAGCCATCTCCGGCATCATGATCCGCTCCGGCCTGCTCGCCAACGACCCGAGCAACGAATTCCGCGGCTATTCGCTCATGGAATTTGCCCGTGCCACCCTCCATCGCAAAAACATCAGCACCAAGGGCATGGATAAGATGGCCGTCGTCGCAGCCGCGTTCACGCACTCGACCAGCGACTTCGACAACCTGCTGGCTGACGTCGCCAACAAGTCCATGCTCAAGGGCTACGATGAAGCCGAAGAAACCTTCCAGCAATGGACCTCGATCGGTAACCTGCCCGACTTCAAGGCTGCCAAGCGAGTCGACCTCAATACCTTCCCGGCCCTGCTCGAAGTCGCACCGGGTGCCGAGTACAAGTACGCTACCATCGGCGACCGTGGCGAACAGATCCAGCTGGCTACCTACGGCCGCATGTTCTCGATCAATCGCCAGGCCATCATCAACGATGATCTCGATGCCTTCACCCGCGTGCCAAACAAGATGGGTCGCGCCGCGATCCGCACTGTCGGCAACCTGGTCTATGCCGTGCTGACCTCCAACCCGGCGATGGCCGATACCGTCGCACTCTTCCACGCCACGCACAACAACCTCCTGACGGCTGCTGCGATCTCGACCACCTCGGTCGATGCCGCCGATGCCGCCATGGCCAAGCAGGTCGATGCTTCCAACAACACGCTCAACCTCGGCATGGCCTACCTGATCGTGCCGCGCTCCCTCAAGGGTCTGGCCCTACAGGTCGCCAACTCCGAATACGAAATCGGTTCCTCGACCCGCAATAACACGACGCCGAACTGGATGCGCGGCGTCTTTGAAGTCATCGCCGATGCCCGTCTCGATACCGTGTCCTCCACGACCTGGTACGGCTCGGCCAATCCGACGATGCATGACACCATCGAAGTCGCCTACCTGGACGGAAACTCCGCCCCGACGCTCGAGCAGCAGGGTGGCTGGACGGTCGATGGCGTCGAATTCAAGGTCCGTATCGACGCCGGCGTCAAGGCGCTCGACTTCCGCGGCCTGGTCAAGAACCCGAACTAATCCCAACGAAATCCACGCGGGCGCCTGGCGCCCGCCATGAAAGGATCCACCATGGCATTCAATTATATTCAGGAAGGCGACGTCCTCACCCTGACCCCCGCTGCCGACGTTCCCGCCGGTTTCGGTTACCTCTTCGGTGTCAGCCTCTTTGGCATCGCCATCAACGACGTATCCAACGGCAAGCCCGGTGCCTTTGCCACTGAAGGCGTCTGGGAAATCCCCAAGACCAGCGCTCTGGCCATCGCCGTCGGCGATCGCGTTTTCTGGGACCCGACCAACAAGGTCGTCAACAAGACTGCCGCAGGCCAGCAATGCATCGGCATTGCCGTCACGGCAGCCGCCAATCCATCGGCTACCGTGCAGGTCCTCCTCGAGCCGCCACCGCCGTCGGGTAGCTAATCCGGCTAGAGTCATCAAAACGAACTCATAACCCCCGCCCGCAGCATGCTCAAGCCCCCCGGACACTGTATATGATCCGGGGGCCAGCGCGGAATACAAGGAAATACCATGGCACAAAACTTCGTTCAGCGCGGCGCCTCGATGACCCTGACGCCGCCGATCGCCGTCGCTTCTGGCGATGGCTATCTCTTCGGCTCCAGTCTATTCGGCATTGCGCTGCACGATGTTGTTGCCAATAAGCCTGGCGCATTTGGTACGGAAGGCGTCTGGGAACTGCCAAAAATCGTCGGAGAATCGATTGAAGATGGTACGGCGATCCTTTGGGATACGGTCAATAAACGGGTATCAGCTAATTCCGGGAGCTGCGCAATTGGCATTGCCCAGGCAGCTTCGTCATCTGCGAAAATGGTTTCCGTCCTGATTAATACGGCATCTGGTGGTGGCGTATCGGTAACTAAGAATACTCTCACCGGGGTGATTGAAATTATTGACCCGAATACGGGTGGTACAGTGCCGTTCGGTGGCGGTGGGTCTGGTGAGATTTCAGGACTCGTCGCGGGTGACGTAGGTGCGGCGGCAGCAAACACCACGCTGATTAATGCAGCACTGGCCGGTAAGGGGCTGGTGCAGATCACCACGCCTGGTACGTATCACGTCGTCAGCGACTTGACCGACATCAGCGTGCTTCGCATCACCAACGACACGGACTTTTACGTCGCGCCGGGCGTTCGCATTCTCGGCCCCGCTCTCGGTACTGTGTACCCGATTATCGTCAATAAAAATTGGCGTAGCAACAAAGGCTCTCCTACCTCCGTCACCTCGGCCACGGCAAACCACATCACAGTCGTTACCGTTGCCGAAGCCGGTCACACCCGCGCTGTCGGAGACGCGGTGCTGCTCAAGGGCGACACAAGCGGCTATTACAACGGGGTGCATCGCATTACTGGCGTAACCGCTGGCGTGTCTTATACCTTCCGCATGGTGGGCTTCGGCTCTGCCCCTCCGGCCGGCGCAGGAACGATCATCACCTACGCCGCTGACGCTGATTTCACAATTCGTGGCGGTGGTGTATTTGACCAGAATGACAACTCCAATTCGTCAAATTTCCAACGCTTCTGCTCGATTTTCAACAAGGTAGGAAACGCCAAGATTTACGGCACATTCGCTGGGGCATCGAAGTACGCAATCACCTATTGCAACGCATGGGATACTGAGATCATGCCGGGGTCGATGCTTAATCCTTCTGACGGTGTGCATGGTTGCGGCCCATTGAATCGCATTCGTGTTGGCGGCTTCTTCGGTTCTGCCGGTGACGACATCATCGCAATAACCGCGAATAACACTGGCTACACTGCATATGACTTCCTCGACGCAGACGGCACAAAGAATAGCGACGGCGCTTGTGAGGATTTGACGTTCATGCCTTCGGCTTGGCGATCTGGTGGTTCTCGGACTCTGCTTCTTGCCGCTGGTGCTGGTGCTCCAATCAAACGGGCTAAGATTATCGATCAGCACAAAGCGTCAAATCTTTCTGGATTCACCGTGCTGCTTGACGCTGCGTCCGCAGAAACTGGCTCTCTTGAGGATATTACGATTGATGGTCTGCATGGTAATTCTGGTTTAAATCAGGCAATGATTTCTATCGGGCAGGTTGTCAGCACGGTGAGCATTAAAGACCTAAAAATCTTCAATGTAGCGTGTCACGGCGGCGAGGTTGATGGCAATCCTACTGGGCTGACTGGCGCGGTTCTCGGAGGCTCGAATGCGAGCTGCACAATCGATGGTTTGCTGATTGACGGTGTTGATGTTGATTGCGATTTGACCAATGCAACAGGCACAGTTGCCCTAGTTAATTTCGGTGGTGGCTCAGGCGTTCACACCTTGCTGCGGTCAAAGATTTCAAACGTCACCGCACGCGGTACTGGAAACACGCGAGGCGCGAATATATTCTTGGCTAACAGCAACTGCCAATTTGACTCAGTTCAAATTGATAATTGCAGCCTGTATTCCAATAACTCTTCTTTGGTAAATATTGCATCTACTCAGGCTGGGCTTGGCCGGGTCATGATCTCTAACTCTATCGTCGCTGGAGATGGGACAAATAATGGGCAGGCTATTGTGTATTTGTCAGGAACAAAAAACATAGACGTTAAGTTATCTAATGTTTTAGGAAACAATCAGGTGCAAGGCGGTGTATCGCTTAACGGCAACAGCAAGGTTTTCAATATATTCATGTCAAACGTTGAGTGCTCGAATGAATATATTGTTAACAACGGTTCTGGCAATACGATAAATGTTTGGGAATCAAGCTGTAAAAACCAGAATTATCCCCCGGCATCGACAGTGAAAAATATTGTTTATGGAACAACCCCGACGTGGAGTTTCCACGGTAATTGTGCAGATTTCTCAGTCGATCTTTCATTGCTTGGTGGTCGCTCAGATGGTGCGATTGTGTACAACAACAATGCTGTACTTGGGACGCTCGGCGCTGCTGGCTTGGTTGTCTGCCAAGGAACGGCAGCAAATAGCTGGCGCTTGATGGGCGACCCGACACCAGTAGCCGACGTAGCAACTACAGCAGCCACCGCGCTCGTAGCTGGAACTTGGTACATCATCGCCACTCCGGGGGATACTGTATGGACCAGCTACGGCGCTCCTACGACAACCGCAGGCACGTATTTCAAAGCAACTGGAGCAGGAACCGGAACTGGCACTGCGTATGCAGTTAAACCTAAACAATACTGATTTTCTAATCCCCTCTTCACGAACATTCAATCAAACCGCCTTCGGGCGGTTTTTCCATGTCCTCTCCATAAAGTCCGGTTTTATGGGAAGAAACCGGACAGCCAAATCTTTACCATTTGGGCATGTCCATGCCCTCGACCGTCTCTGATGTTTATGCCCTGATCGGCGATTTGGTCACCCATCATCCCGAAACGGGAAGTGCGGTGACCGCACCGGCTATCTTCGAGCAGCCGGGCGAGCTGGTCCTTGGTGCCGATGTTCAGGCGGTCAATCTGGGCATGCGTTTTCCGACAGAAAATTTCCCGGATATCAAGCGAAATGACCAGGTTGAATTCCCAGTCGCCTCCGGAACTCTGTACGTCGTTCGTACCGATCCAAAGCCCGTCAATGCGGTGGGCGACGAAAAACATGTGGCGCTGGCCCGGCCCCGGGTGCCCTGATGGCCAACTCGATCCCCGAACAACTCCTCGCCATCGTGCTCACTGTACTGGCCACAACCTCAGCCGGATCAAACGTCTGGCGGAGTAGGGAAGACGCATTGAGCGAAACAGATCTACCCGGTATCAACTTGCGTCGGGTAGCTACCCAGCAAAACGCGCTGACGATGGAATCAGACCAAATCAGTCTCGATTTCACGCTGGAAATATTCGCTCTTACCGAGCTAAACACCGACGTCCTGCATGTCGAAGCGCATCGGGTCCTGAACGCGTCCGCGCCGCTCGCCCAGACACTGAATTGCCTTGGTACCGAAAGCGACGGTGACGGTGCCGACAGAAGTTATTTTCGCCTCACCGCGCATTACCAACTCATCGCCTGGGTTTCCCATGTCGATATCAGCCAATCCTAGGAGCACTCAATGACCATCCATATCAATGCCGGCCTGAAACTCTATATGGAGTCGGCCATCGCAACAGCGAAAAACATCACCGCCATCACCAAGGCCGCGCCGGGCGTCGTTTCCTCTACCGCGCATGGTTTCGCCAATGGCGATTTCGTCTATATCTTGGCGCTCGGCATGGTCGAGCTAAATGGCCGCCTGTTCAAGGTCGTCAACGTCTCGACCGACAATTTCCAGCTGGCCGGCATTGATGGTGCTACCGGTCTGGATACCACGCTCTATTCTACCTTCACGTCGGGTACGGCCCAGAAGATCACTTTCGGCACGACAATCACGGGCGTTCAGGAATTCAGCTTTGCCGGTGGTGACATCAAGGTCGTCGATACTACGACGGTGAACGATACCGTCGACACCCAGGCCGTCACCGGCGCCTCAGCCCAGTCGGCGGACATGACCATGCAATGGGACCCCAGCTCGGCAGCCCAGCAAGCCATGATCGCCGCCTTCCAAACCCGCGCCAACAAGTCTTTCCGCGTCGTTTGGCCGGATGGCGCCTGGGCTGCCTGGTATGGCACTGTGGGCTATACCGGCGCGCCGGGCGGCGGCAAGCAGGGCGTAACGACATCTCCGGCTAAGATTACGATGACCGGTGGCCTGACGATCGGTGCGGCATAAATGAACGCCGCCCTACGCGCCAAGTTCGAAGCAGCCCGCCGCAGTCAGCTACCTGTCGGAGACGACAGGAAGCTGACTATCCGCCGTCCGTCGCCCTGGGATGTCGCCTCGGCCCATGCCAATTCGGTACGCATGGATCTCGAATGGGCATCGCAATTCGTCGTCGACTGGAATTTCAAAGAGGTCGACTTGATCCCTGGCGGACTTCCGGAACCCGTAGTTTTCGACGCTGAAGTATTCAACACATGGATTAAGGACCATCCATCTTTCTGGACGACAGTCGTTCAGGGTGTGATGGATGCCCATACGGCCTACGAGAAAGCGCAGGAAGAAAGGGGAAACGTCTAGCGGCCTGGCTGGCTGTCAGTCGGCGACCAGCGCCACCACCACCGCCGGCCCCGACTGAATTTCGGATAGCTATCCAGGTATGGAATTTTCTCGGCGGTTTCGATTGGTCCGGTCTGGAATGGGCAATCGAGCATTTTGGCATCACGGACATTGACGAACTGCTGCACGACCTGCAAATGATCAGGGACCATAAATGAACGACTCGAAAATCGGCATTGTCATCAGCGCCAAGGATGAAACCAAGGCCGCTTTTGATTCGGTCAATCGATCAATTGACGATTTCTCGATTGGTACCCAGAAGATGCAGCAGGCTACAAGCGGGGCATTTTCCGGTCTATCCGGACAAACGAAATATGCCATACAGAATGCCTCCTACCAGATCTCCGATTTCTTTGTGCAGGTCAATGGCGGAACGGATGCCGCTCGAGCCTTGGGCCAGCAATTGCCGCAATTGCTCGCGGCCTTTGGCGCATTTGGGGCTGTTGCCGGCATCGTCGCTACGTTCTCTCCCCAGATTATTAGTTTCTTCAAGTCCGCCGATCAGGTAAAGCCTCTGGCGGATGCCATGAAGGATGCATCGACGGCACTTGCAGATGTGACTTCAGCTGCCAAGAAATTCGACATGAAGCCGGTATTCGAACAGTTCAACGAATCCGGCAAAGCTGCCCGGAGCAATATTGTGTCGCTCCTGGAATACCGCAAAGCTTTGGCTGAAGTTACAACCAGCCTCGCTGAGTCTTCGCTGTCAAAGCAGCTCAAAGATATGTCCAGCTTCGGTACGCTAGACAAGATCATTGGCGGTGATCGCGCTGTAGTGATGGCCAAAGATCTCGGCGTCGAGCTGAGTGTGGCAAAAGACTTGATGGCCGATTCCCGCTCCGGTGTGCTGGAATCAACGCTACTCGCCGATAAGTATGCCTTAGCGCTTTCAAAAGGTAGCGCCAAGGGGCGCGAACTGGCAGCGACGCTCGTTTCCGCTGCGAAGGGATCATCGGATGCGGCAGCCGCGCAAACGGCGATATCCGATGCTATGGAAAAGATGCGTAAGGCTGGCGATACAGGCAAGGTCCCTATCAAGGACGATAAATCCCCGGATCCTCACACCAACGATTACAGCCAGCTGATCACCTCGCTGAACGAAAAAATAGCTGTCCAGACGGCCGATCTGATGAGCGTTGAAAAACTGTCGTCAGCTGAAAAGGATTACGCCAAATATCAGGCCGATCTTGCATCTGGCGCGACAGTGCTGACGTCTGCACAGAAGGCTGTTGCCGAATCCTTCTTCCAGGTCTATCTGGCCCGCAACAAGGCCAACGATGCTGAAAAGGCCAACAAGACCGCCGACACGATCGTAGGCGACTATGCCCGATCCAACGCACAGACCCTTGAGCGCATCCAGCGCGAAAGCGAACTGGCCCTGATGACCGATCGCCAGCGTACCATTGCTCAGGCGCTTTACCGGACGGAAGACGAGGGCGCCGCGATCCGCGCCCGGATCATCCACGACGTTCAGGACGAAACGGCCCAGAAACTCGCCCTGGGCAAGGCCGAAGAAGAACTCGCCACGCAGAAATCGAAAGTATCCGACGCCACTGCCCGCGCCTTTGACGAACAGCGTTCATTCCAGTTTGGCTGGACCAAGGCTTTCCAGGCCTATGCCGACGGCGCCACCAATGCCGCCAGCTCAGCCGCCGATATCTTCCAGAAGACCACGGGCGCGATGGAAGATGCCCTCGTCAATCTGGCCATGACCGGCAAGATGAGTTTCACTAATTTGGCCAACTCGATCATCGCCGACATCATCCGCATGCAGGCGAAGGCCGCCGTTTCCGGAATCATGAGTTATGTGACGCAAATACTCGGCGCCTATTTTGGATCGACGGCGTCGAGCAGTTACGGCCCGTCATCGACGGCCGGCGGCGGATCGTGGCTCGGCAGCAGTCAGAGTCTCAACATTTCCGGCGGCCGCGCCAGCGGCGGCAGCGTCGGCGCCGGGCAGACCTACCTGGTCGGCGAACAAGGCCCCGAACTTCTGCGCATGGGCAACAGCAGCGGGACCATCATCCCCAACAATGCACTGTCCGGCGGCGGTGAGGTCACAGTCAACGTGATCAACAACTCGGGCGGCGATACCAAGACCCAGCAGCGGTCGGACGGCAAGGGAAACAAGATCATCGACGTTTTCATTGAGCAGGCTAAAAACGCCATCGCCGCCGATATCGCCAACGGTAGCGGGGCTGTTCCCGCCGCCATGACCGGCGCCTATGGTCTCAACCGCAATGCAGGGGCCTACTGATGCCGACCTGGCCTTCTTCGCTTCCTGCGCCGCTCAAGAACGGCTATGCACTGAACCCGGTCGATCCGAACGTGCGCACCGACATGGAAGTCGGCGCCGCCCGAACGCGCAGCCGCACCCGTGCCCGCAATGACCGTCTCGACCTGTCGTGGATATTCACCGAGGCCCAGATGGCTGCGTTTCGCGCCTGGTTCGACGACGAAGCGACGGGAATTTCCGGCGGCGCATCGTGGTTCACGATCAGCCTTAACCTGGGCGGTGCGACATCGGTCGTCGATGCACGCTTCCAGGCCATGTGGAAGACACAAAAGGAAGGGAACGCCTGGCGCATGTCGGCAACCCTGGAGGTGCGCTGATGCCGGATAGCACCCTTTCGCAAGCACTCAAGGAAGCCTACGCCGTGGCTCCGGCCGATGTGATCGTCTATCACACGCTCGAAATCAATCACCCGGCCTTTGCGCAGCCGATCTATGTTGTGCGCGATTTCACCGACCTCAATGCGAACCTCGAAGACGGAACACCGGTCACTTTCATCCGCTTTGCTTTCAACCTCGTGAAACCCGAGGTATCGGCCGCCGGTGTGCCGCAATGCACCGTCGAATTCGACAACGTATCGCGCGACATCCTGGCCAACGTCCAGCTAGCCATGCAATCGACGGCGCTGATCACCATGACCTATCGGGAATATCTGTCGAGCGACCTCAGCGGTCCGCAGAATGATCCACCGATGACTATGGTGCTGTCCAATATCAACGCCAATGTGTTCCGCGTGCGGGCCACAGCATCTTTCGGCGACCTCGGCAATAAACGATTCCCCAACGAGGAATACACGGCTGAGCGTTTTCCGGGGCTGGTGGTCTGATGCACTGGGCCTTTCACTACATCGGGACGCCCTGGGTGGCCGGGTCGCATGACTGCTGGGCTTTCTTCCGGCGCGTCCAGCTCGAGCAATTCGGCCGCATGATCCCGCCGTTTGACATGACGGAATTCAATAGCCTGGCCTGTGCCCGGGCCGTGGCGACGAATCCAGAACGCGGCAACTGGCGCCCAGTCGACAAGCCGGCCGAGGGCGATGCCGTCCTGCTTGCCCATGCCCATCATCCATCGCATGTCGGCCTCTGGGTCGATGTCGATGGTGGTGGCGTCCTGCACTGCCTGCGCGGCGATGGTGTCGTGTTCCAGAAGGTCAAGAATTTGAAATCCTCCGGTTGGGGACATATGGAGTATTACCGTCATGTTTAAGGCTCAGTGTGTGACGGTCCGCGATCCCTTCCATCCCATGCGCGGCCGGGAAATCAAAACGCTCGACTGCGCCGGTCCTATTTCGGCACTGGCCCCCGCAACGCAACAGCCCTTCATCATCCTGAGAAATGGCGAGGCCGTCCTGCGCGCTGATTGGGATCAGCCAGTCGCAAACGGCGACCTGATGGCAGTTGTTTTGTTGCCACAAGGTGGGAATGGTGGCGGATCCGACGTTTTGAGAATTGTTTTGATGATTGTCGTCATTATATTTGCATGGTATGTCGCTCCGGGGCTTGCAACAAGTTTGGGATATGCAGCAAATGGAAGTGCTGCGGCCATGATTGCCGCTGGCATTAATATCGTCGGAGCGGCGCTCGTCAATGCAATGCTTC